CTCTGAAGTTGAAGCCGTTTTTAGTAATTGTCATTTTCTTAATTTTAATACTTTGGCAAAATTGCCGAACAAAGTTTTTATTATTTCTTTGTTTTTGTTAGGACAAACATAAGAAACATTTTTGACATATTAACAAACTTTCGTTAAAAAGTTATTAACAATTATAATGTTGATAAGACTATACGTTTAAGACGTTATAAGACAGTATAAGGGTGTACTACCTAATTTAAAAGAAAGTGTCTTAGAAGTGCTTATATAAGGCTTACAAGCAATACCATTACTATTATTAGCATATATACTATAAATATTCTTGTTGTTTCTTTCATAGCTTCATTGTTTCTATAATAGGTAACCGACCATTATCTAAAATAACTGCACAACCTAATATAGTTTTTGCCGTATGAAACTTAGCGTATGAATAAGCGAATGATTTGTAATCTATACCTGTAGGTACTTGTAATCCAAATTTCAAATCTTTTAGTGACGCAGTATAATCAACAAATGCCTGTGTGTGGATATGACCCTGTACCATAGACATACCCCAGTTCTGAACTCTTTTCATAATACCCTTACCACTACAACCTGTACCGTGAGTATATAAGACATTATCAAATACAAATTGTTCTTCAAATTCCCATTCAGGACATTTTAAAACTTCGTTTAGTTTACGTACCCAACGCTTATCAATTCCTGCTTCTTCGCTTTTCCTAGCTACAATTAAATCGTGATTCCCAAGTGTTACACTAACATTCGGAAATGCTATATTCCATTCTTTCATTTGTTCAATAGCCATATCTAATTCATATTTTCCGTCAGTTTGTGTACTCGTGTGGTGAAAAGACGCAAAATGTGAATCTATTATGTCACCTGTGCAGCTTACTGCATTACAGTTATACTTGTTGTAAATGGAAATGCAAAAATCCAAATAATCAGGGTGTGTATAAGGTAAATGTATATCACCTATTACAAGCCGTCTTGTTGTGGGTTTTCGCAAATCCTTTACAATTTGTATTTCGTTTGGTTTAAGTCTGTATCTATTATTTTTTTCCACTATCAGCAATACCTTGACCAATTACAAGTGATACTCCTGCGTAGAAAATTGTCTGTGCAGTTTCTGCGTCTACACCTAAATACTTTACTATCAAAGGAATTACGATACTACCTATTGCGTACCAGAATTTCTTTGATTTGAACATTGTTAATAAAAGCCAATTTTTCATAGTTAAAATTTTTAGTTAATAAATTAGTTATAAGTCCATATAACATTTTGGTCTTTGCTAAGGTCTACGTCAGCGTGTATAAACTTAGACTTAGCGTTTATTCCTATCCTGTTTATTCCTACTTTCATTAAAGCGTTTACTATTAAATATAATTGCCTACTTCCTTTATATGCAATATCAACTGCTAGACCTTTTAAATGTGCAGAATTTAAAACGCCATTTATTCTACGATTTGTCGCTTCTGAACGCCAACCTGAAGTAATAACAAAAGGGGTGTCTGCTTCTTGACGTGCTTGGTCAAGCAATTCAACGAAGTGTTTATTCATATTGAATCCTGAATTTGGTACAGATTTGTCTGCAAATTCTGATATGTCAAAGTAATTAAAAGGCATATTAAAGTGTTTTGCTAAAATTCATTTTAAGCACGTTTTGGTTCGTTCTAAGGCATTATCTAGTTTCTGTAATATATACACACCTTTTTTAAAAGATGTTAATTTTACTAGATATGGTTGTTTTTTCATAATATTATTATGTTAAATAATAAAAATATGTTATAAATAAAATAAGGCATAAATCTTTACGCCTTTTACTTCATTAATAAGTTTTCTTTTTACCTTTCTTTCTTCTTTTTTTAGCCATTTTGGATTTGAGCTATTTAATTTTCTTCTTTTCAAATTGAGTATATTTATAAATTGTAAAACTAATTGCTAACACTAAAGATACTAGCGTTAAAATTTCGTTGCAATCTGTAATGCTAAATCCTATTGCCGAGCCGTTTGCTACGGCTACCTGTATTGTGTCTTTCACTTCTTTCATTTGTTTGTTTGTTCAAATATCCTTTCAAGGCAGTTTCGTTTTTTATTTTTGGTTTATAATTTCCTCGCTTCATTATTTTAAATCAGGAGTTAAAAAATCATCTAACGTTATTTTACCACCTTTGTTTCTTTGTTGCTCTAAGTTCATTCCTGAGTAGAACGCATTCGTATCTGCTACCACGTCTGCACCACTATTCGTTGAATATTCAGGGTAGCTAGACGTATTATGTCTTATATAAGTAATAAGTCTTTCAGTATAGAACTCAGCCGTGTTTCTAATTTCTTCTCTTAATCCTTGTGCTTCTGATTCACTTATAGGGGTTGAATTTTCTGCAGTCTTAGTGACTACGTTGTTATTCATTATTTTGAATCTTAAATAGGGTAGTGCTTCGTAAAAACTCCAGTGTACTAAAGCGTCCGCAATATAGTCTTCTACTAAAGTTTGATAAGCACCTGTCAAAGAGCTTCCTGAAATATCTGACTGAAGTTTAGCAAAAAGGTCAGTTCCAAGCTTGGTTTCAATATACTTCTTTTGTGCTACTTTTATATAAGGTAAAATATATTCTACGTCTACTGAATTTCCTATTGCAGTAGAATCTTTTAATTTGTTTTCTGATATGAATAATATATAGTTCGCCATTTTCTAATATCCTTTTTTATTTTTAAACCCTTTTTTAGGCATTCTCTTTGGAGGTTTCGCTACTTTATTAGGATTCTTTTTAGCCGTAAAACCTTCCGACTTAGCTTTCGTATACCCTATAAGCTCTGCGTCTTCTATTTTTGTACTAACATCAATACCTAGTTTTGTTTTATAGATTTTTCTTAGCCAAAAATGGTGGCAATTACCGCCGCCTTTGTAAAACCATATACTATATGTATTTGCTCCGTCTACTCCCCAACCTGGATTAACAGACATTGAATCCATTAATAAGATATCTTCTTTACGATATAATTTATTGGCTTGTATCATTTTAGTGCAAAATTCTCTTGAACCTGCAGTTTTTCTAGTTAAAAATTCATCTTCTGTATATACATATCTTACACGAAAATAATCGTAAGTCTTTTTTGATATTCCGTCTTGCTTACTTTTTTCATTTGGACTAGATGTACCTGTACTAGCTAGTTCAACTCGTTCTGTTGTTATTTTATTAAGTTCGTTTTCAAAGTCAAAATCAGAATGTTCGTTACCTATTTCTTCTTCTTCAATTAATTCCCAATCTTCAGGTATCTCTTCTCCGTATTGTTCTAAAAACATATCTAAGACGTTATTTTCTTCTGACATATTATATCTGTCTTCTTCGTTTGCAGTCAGTTCGTCATTCTCTAACGGAGCTAACCCTAGCTCTTCACGTATTTCGTCTTGTGTCATAACCTCTTTCATATCTTCAACAGTAAACTTGCTTGTGATAGGTTTAAACTGTTGTATAGAGATAGGTAAGTTAATATCGTTTATATCTAGAATCTTTTTGAAAGTACCTAATAGCTTTTCTTGAAAAGGTTTAACTACTGCGTTAGAATATATTTCGTATGCTTCTGTCATCTCCTGAGCATTATTTCCCAAACCAGAATCACTACGTATTCCCATAAGCATAGGACTAGTAACTCTATGTGAAGTGAGTATGTTTTGAACTAATAATTCTTGTAAAGCTAGATATTGCTTATCTGCGTTGCTTACTGCTATTGGTGTTATTTCAGGTGTTCTAGTTTTATCGTCTGAGAATGTTAATACAAACTTACCACTTGCTTTTGCACCAGTAAACTTTTGTTTTAAACTATTTTCTATTTGTATTCTTTCTTCCTGCGTAGGTACGCCATTTGCGAAACTTATAAAATACGACCCTGAGAATCCGTTTTGTATATTGCTTAAATGAAACTCAGCTACCTTTTGGTCAATCATAGACCAATTACAACCTGAAACGTAATCAGGTGTCTTATAAAGGTGCATAGAAGGACTGTAAAGACCGTCGTATATTATCTGACTTGCGTCAGCTCTATTATTCATATTAAAGGCAGGTACAGGAAGTGGTGGATTCTTTCTAATATTAGTCCAATCTGCACTAACGTAGTATGTGTCTATTTGTCCTCTTTCGTTTGGTAATCCAATTCGTATTTTTTCAACAGGTATATGATGTAATTCTGCGATTCGTGTTTTATCCTTTGACCAAATCACGTTTAAAGCATACGCACCCTGTAGCTTAAAGTCAAAAGCACACTTCTTAAATACTTCGTGCATAGTTTCACTAGAATTTGCACCTGATAAGAATTTCTTTAGTCTTACATAAGTTTCTAAGTTTTCGCTATCTTCTACTATAAAACCTTCACCTGCTATCATATCTGCAGTAGCATTTACAATAGCTGCGTGGGTACTTGAATTGTAGTAAAGGTCTATAAGAAACTGAGGATATAAGTTAGACCAGTCTTCTGTACCGTACTCTATCCAATCTTTACCCATAGCTTCACGTACTATCGGTGCTGTTTGAGTTTCAAGATTTATATTTAATATATTTTCCATTATGAACTATAATTATTTAAGTATGTATTCAAGTCTGCTCTTTCTAATGCTGTTAAGCTACTCCCTTTTACTATTATTAATTGCGTAACAAAACAACCTAATCCACCTTTTAATCTATCAATAAGCATATTACCTGATGATGTTACATTTGTTGTTGTAGACTCAGTTCCGTCTAGATAAGTTCTTAACGCTGTTCCTGTTCTTTCTATTCCTATATTATGATAAGCTGAGGTACCTATTGTAGCACCAATAGTCCAGTCTAAAGCTGAACCACCTAGCTTAGCTTTGAATGCTCCTGAATTTTGTACTCTAAAAAACTGTGTTGAGCTGTCGCTATCTTTTACTAAAACGTCATTTGAATTTATAGGTGATGCAAACTTCATTCTTATATATACGGCAAAGTTTCCGTCTAATGTTATTTGAGCCGTAGTAGACATTATCTTATTTTCATCATCAAAACTCAAAGAATTATCACTTCCTACAAAGATAGGACTATTTTCTTCTGCTAATAAATGATTTGTACCCTTACTATCTCCCCATTTTGTAACTGCGTCCTCATCTTCTGCTTCACTTTCGTCTGATTCTAATATAGTGGTATTGTATTTATACCAGTGTGTTAAGTCTCCCAATAGGGTGGGAGTAAAATGCGTAGTCTGAGGTGCTAAAGTCCTTTTAATTGCTAATCTCATTATAGAGTGTCGTTCTTATAGACTAAAGCCATTCCTGTTCCTGATAGAGTAATCGCTGTAAAGTTAAGAAAGAGGATTGTACCTGCTGCATAGGTTCTTTGTAAATCTGCATCTGCTCCTGATACATCAGACCCTGTTGTCATAGATGCTATCGTTGTTTCTACAGGAAAGTGAACTGCATAATAACTTACCCCAGTTACTGCTGCTATTGCATCTGTGTCTTCTATTATTGTTACTTTTCCCTTTCCTAATTGTTCGCCTAATAATTCATTTGTTGAATCTGCCATTGTTTTTTATTTTAATTTGTGTATAAATAATTCGTTGTTGTTTCTGTATGTGTCGTATATCTCACTTGTTCGCTTCCTGAAGTTTCTGTTACATATAATTTACCTGATTCTACTTTTCCTTTTATAGTTCCTGCAGGTGCTGTTCCTGGGTCGTCTGCAGTATCGTCTTCATTTGCAGGTGAATTATTAGTAGTTAAGGTTGTTGGTGCCGTACCACTATAACTAACTTCGTATATTTCATAATGCCAAAATCCATACGGCTTAAAATTTATTCTACTTCCATAAGCATTATCGCCTGTACTATGGTCTACTGTAACTTTTGTATATCTATTATACACAGAATCAGAAAATGTAGTGCTTTTACCATAACAATATTTTACTGTTCCTGTCATATCATTTGTAAACTTAAATAATAATAATATTCTACTATTAGCAACCGAAGTGTCTATTCTTTGGTCTTCAGTAGTTACGTAAAAGTCTGCGTTAGAGCCGTATGTTATATGTAGCATACTATATAATAGAAAAACATATAAAATATTTGATATAAAAAAAAGGAGTGAATTAACACTCCCTTTTTAAAAGAAATATATAAATTGGGTTTTGCACCCAAGAAAGATTATTAGCTTATATCAAGTGCTACTGTAAATCCTGAATTGTCAAATGGATTATCAGTATAATCTGCTAACGTTGCTGCAGGAAAACTTTCTTGACTTGTGAAAGTAAGGTCGTAACCTGACATATCACCAAAAGCTACTCCTGTTGCACCTGTACCTGTATTAAGTTCTAGTCCATTATCTAATCCACATACCATTATTAAACGTTTACCAGTAGACCTTATTTGATTCAGTTCAACGAATATTACTAATCTGTTACGAGCTAGTAATTTAATTTCGTTTCTATCTACTAATGAAAGTTTGTGTAACTTAATGTTAATTGACTGGTCGTAGAAAATAGTACCGTTTTCTGTGCTTCCTGTAATAGTTTCAGTAAAAGAACCTGTACCACGTACTAAGTTATATTTAAAAAGCTGACTACCTGTACCACTACCTGTTAAATCTACGTCATTTACTTCACCTGAACTCGGTTCAATACTTGCACCTGCACCACCACCAATATTTACGCTATCGTGTTGTGCTAAATAAATAGCTTTCACACCACCGACAGTATCTCTACAATCTAATGCTCTTCCTGTTGTTAATTCACACGCCATATTATTAAGGTTTTAAAAGCATTTTGAAGGGGTTTTTACACCCCTTCTTGTGCTAAGTTATTTATTAGTCTTGTCTTACAATATCACCACCTTGTGCGTGTTGCACTCCTGCAGTAAATTTAGCTACTACTCGTACATTGTCGCTACCGTCAAGCGAACCCATATCGAGCATACGAATTTCTGTAGTATCACTCATCAGGTCAGTTCCAAAAAACATATTTGACTTCTGTGCTGCTACCATTTTGTCAGCTGGCATTCCTGGACACATAGCAATCTTAGTTCCATTATACATAGGAACAAAAGCGTCATTCATACTGTATAATTGTTGGTACCCTGCGTTAGCCTGATTTTCTAAGTAAAGTCTGTAAGCTGCAGAACCCATATAAATATAAAGGTCTTCTTTTCCGTAAACTGTAATAGGTACAGAGGCCATAAGTAATCCTAAGTTTTCGTCTATGTTTGTTGCTGAGTGAGCGGTACCTGCACCACTGTGATTATCTGCTTCTATAACAGCCGTGTCTGCATCTAAAGTACCTACACCTCCAGTAGTTAAGTAACCTGTTACTGAGCCAGGGTCACCGTCATTACCTGTCCATATAACTTGCTCTACCCAGTCAGATATCGTACCTGCTAAATGAGCCATTATAAATGCTGCAAAGTCATCCCCAAGTCCTCTATTGTGAGCACCTGCTGAAGTTTGAGCAACTTGCCAATCTGCAAGAACGTCTTTTTTACATAAATCTACATTTATTTGAAGTTCTTTTGGATTAAGCACTCTTTCTGTTAACGTTACAGTTCCTGCGTCAGTAAAGTCGCAAGTAGCGTCTTTGATTAAAGAAGACGTAGCAACCTTAGTTATGTTTCTTTTGTATTTAACATTTTCTAAGACTGTTACATTTTCTAATGTTTTCGCACTACGTAAAGCTGCACCTATATATTGTCCTGCGTGGTCACCTGCGTAGTTACTAGTAATTGAAAATCCCATAATTTTGTAATTTTAATTGTTTGTTATTTATTTAAATTGTATATGTACCTTTCTTTAGTAGACATTTTAGAGTAATGCTTTTCGTTTACTTTTCCTGTCTTATTAAATTTAGATACTTTAATTGGTTTTGATGCAGGTTCTTTTGAAAGTTCTGTTATCTGACTTTCTAGTTCTGCTTTCTCAGTTTCTAAGTTACTTGCTAAGTCTTCTAAGTCTTCGTTAGTACCTTTCATTTCGTCAAGTTCAGACGATAGTCTAGCAATATCAGACTTTACTTCATTTAGTAGTTCTTTTATAACTGCACCTATTTCGTTGATAAGACCTTCTTTGTCAAATTCAACTTCTTTTGTTTCTTTAATTTTCTTTGGTTGTCTGTTTTCTGTTTCTGCTTCTACTTCTTCTTCTTCAGTAGTTTCTTCAGTTTCTTCAGTTTCTTCAGTTTCTTCTTCTGCTTCTTCTTCTTCGTATATCTCTGCAATTATTCCTTCTTCTTCTACAGAAAATCCTACTCCGTCTTCTGTTTCATATTTTCCTGCAGGTAACGGCATTGTCGTACCGTCTTCTGTAAGGATTGATACGTCTACTCCTGCTTCTAAAGCATCTGCAGAAGAAACGATAATAGTACCGTCAGTAAGTTTAGCTTGAGTTTCAAATTTAACTTCTTCTTCTTTGTTTAAACCTAATGCTGACAATATTTGTAGTTTTAAGTCTTCCATAATTAAATATTTAATTTGTTTAATAAAATTTTATACTATATAATAGAACGTCTATTACTTTGTTTGATTTTCGGATATTATTTC